CTTCCGACAACCGGGCGGTATGGCTACGTACCGCTGCTATTTCCGAACTGTTTTTCTCCACTGCTGATTGCAGGCTATCAGATGGTATCTGTAATATATGAATAATTGTCATACATAATAAACAGCATCCTACGGTTAATAAAGTACCAATAATAATAGTCAAAACAATGCTATGATAGATAAAATCGCGCATCTTAGATAAGTTATTTCCACCAAATGACTGCGCAATAGGTATACCAAATCCACAGCATATACCAATACAAAATCCCAATACTAAAAACTGTACACTACTAGTAGATCCTACTGCCGCAAGTGCATTGGCACCTAGTGTCTGACCTACTATTGCAGTATCCACAATATTATAAGTTTGCTGGAATATATTTCCTAATAATAAAGGCAATGCGAACATCATAATGAGTTTTAATGGATGTCCTTCTGTCATATTCTTTGTCATATCTTAATCCCCCAGTGTTGAAGTATAGCACTTTTGCGCATACAAAAAAATCCATTATAAGGATTTCTTCATATAGTCTACAATTGTTTTTCCTAACTGTTCATGTCCCTTTTGTGTAAGATGAATACCATCAAATGAAAGTTCACTTACTACTTCTTCTACATCAATAAAATCTGAATGAAAGCTATCTGCAAGTACTTTTAACTTCTTATTGAGTTCTTTACTTCTTTGATATCTTTCTTCATCATTACGTAGATAAGGTGGTGCAAGAAGTAATATATGTTCGGCTTTAGACAAAGCACGTCTTAACATCACATGAAGACCTACTGTAATATGTTCTACCGATTCTAAATGGTCTACATTATTTGTCCCTAGCATAATAACTAATAATCCAATAGGTGCATATTGACGCAAAGTAACATCATATAAGAATTGTCTAGGTTCCGCAAGTCTTCCATTGAGTCCTGCATTGACGACAAAATCATCCTTATAATTCGCTCTTACTATATCCACCCAGCATGTTTCATAACGTCCCCCATCAAGAGGGTTAAATCCATAAGTATTAGAATCCCCATAACATACAATATTCATAAATTTATTCCCCTTTTTTCTTATTATACAAAAGAAATTCCCTTATTTTAGAGGTATTTTAAGCGTTTGTTACCAATTTGTTATCTTTTGGTACGTTATTCTACGTCATATTCGGTTTCAGCAACGGTTTTAGCACGCTCTCCAATCTTCTGAACCACGTCCAAATCCATGTTCATAATCATTCCTTCTGTTTATAATCATAGAGAAAATATCATAAAAAGTCAAAAGGATAGCACGAGGCTATCCTTATATATTAGCAACCCATCATCTTTTTGATCGTGTTCTTACCAGCGATACCGTCAGCAGTCAAGCCGTGGTCTCTCTGAAAAGCCTGTACGCATTCCTTAGTCTTATCACCAAAGATACCATCAGTCCACTGCGCATCGTAGCCATAGCAGTACAATGCAATCTGAACTGCTCTTGCAAGTTCCTGTCTTTCACCTTTCTTAACATAATGATTGCCTAGAGCGTCTAATGTCTTTTCTCCAACAATGCCGTCTACTGATAACTTCTTACCGTAGTCAAGGTTCATCGCCTTTTGGAAGCATCTATTGACATTTCGCTGAGTATTCTTACCAAAGTATCCGTCTACAGTGATATTGTAATCGGCATAGTAATTAGAACGTAACTGACCGACCTTTACAATCTCACTTCCACCCTTAGAAGACTGTACAGCATGAGTTTCTTGTGCTCTTACTCCGATAATACCTTCAACGATTGCAGTAGCACATTTATCAACATTCCAATGATTCTTGTCATTCTGATTATCGACGAAGCAGCATTCTACTAATAACGCTGGGGCTTTAGCCCTTCTCAATACATATAGATTCTTAGTCTTTACACCTCTATTTCTGATACCTAGTGCGTTCGCAATATCATTTGCGATTCTATCAGCGTGAGGTTTAGCTGCTGATTTTTCATTGATTACATATACTTCTGTACCAGTGCCTTTTCCACCATTGAGATGGATTGATACATCAAGGTTAACTGTATGAGCGTTACACTTCTTTACGATATTTCGTAAGTTAGCGTTCTGATCTTTCCCCACATCATCTGTACAGTCGTAAACAACGTGTCCTTTAGCACGTAATAATTCGATTACCTTATTCTTGACCTTACGATCTTCGTTTACTTCGTCTAATAATCCTGTGGCTCCTCTGCATTTAAGAGAATGTCCAGCGTGTACGTTAATAATCATATCTATTACCCTCTTTCCTTTGGTTTAGTATATTCCATTGCCTTAGCACTATCTGAGATACCCTCTGTTGTAGGGTCGTTAACAGCGTTCCATACACTGATAACCACAAGGCTTAATACATAAGGATTGCCTAGAGCGTCACATAGCAACTTTCCTAAAGCACCCCATGTGGTCAAGTCAGATGTAGTAAGTCCTGCATAAGCAAGAATAGGAGTAAGCACAGCTAATACAATTTGTGCAATGAATACTGGATTCTTAAATCTTACTTTCAAGTTAATCATAGTTTATCCACCTTTCCTTTCAGTTCTTCGATATTATTAAATGCGGTCTTCATGTCTCGTTCAAGCACTACCACCCTGGTGTCCATTTCCTTAATTTCACGATTCATGGATTTGATGTCCGAACGTGTCTCGTTCGTAGTGGAACACACCTGGTCGAGTTTCATGTTGACCTTCAAGAGACTTTCCTTGATGCCATCGAACTTGTGGTCATCTTTCTGTATCTCATCTTTACGTTCTCTGTCGCTCGTGTGAGCGTAGGACATAATGTTAAGAAGGAGTAGCAGAATGCTGATGACCCAAGGTATCACGTCCTTATAAGTCATCTACTCATTCTCCCTTTTCTTTTCGACTTCCTTCTTCACCTGTTCTCTAATCGTCTTAGGAACACCGTCGATGGTGTAGATACCTTTATAAACAAGTGGTGCATAGACGTCAATCATTGCCTTTTCAAGTGCAGTCACGATTATCACCTCTAGTTCATAGACTCAAACATGCTGCATAGAGCAATCTGTGTCTGTGTTACCTGTTCTTCCAGGTCAGCGTTCTTTTCAGACTGATTCTTGATGAATTCGTCTTTGTCATATTCAACAAGGTTGAACTCATATCCGACAAATCCAGGTTGTTCGTCTGTTCCTGGTTCATTCACTTCTGTAATGTCAGTAGAAACGAACACCTTAGTTTCAGTCAGTTCTAGTTTATCGGGTTTAATTGTACTTCTCTGCTTTCCGTAATCCTTCATTCTTCGTACTCCTTTTAATCTGACTTTCATAATATGCATCAGCATACGATTTAAGTGGCTCGATGTACTTTCTAGATAATCTGAACGAATTGCAATGTTTCAACCACCCTTTGTAGGAATTGATTGAACACCACTCAGAGTAGTTCATCATCTCACCCGATTCCACTTTTATTCTTATCTGCATCATTCTTCTCTTCATGTTCTTGCACGTTGACTTTCTCAAAAGCGTGTATGAACCAAAACTTCTATATCCAAGATAATCAACACCTCTGACATATGTCGGAAATATCTGATAATTCCTTTTCAATTCAAGTCTCAGATTGTGAATGAAGTATTTGTTTATCTCTATGAGAAGCTGACGCAGTTCTTTCTTGCTGCTTCCTAGAACGACTATATCATCCATATAACGGAAGTAGTACTTAGTGCACATTGTCTCCTTCATCCAATGATCGAAATCACTGAAATAGTAATTACCACTATACTGTGATAGATAATTCCCTATCGGTATACCAGTATTAGGGTCTATCTCCTCTTCGAGCATATAGATGAGTACAAGGTCTTCATCATCAGCCGTATTGATCGAGTCTATAATCTCATCTAGAAGCCACAGTAAATCCTTATCCTTGAACATCTTTCTGTACTTCTGTTTGAGAATATCGTGATTAATTGACTGATAATAATGTCTAGCATCTATTTTCAGACAATACTGACAGTGTTCGGAATCATTCTGCAAGGCTTGAGTGATTCTACTCAGACCTCTGTGTATTCCTCTGCCAGGTATTGCTGAATATGTATCAGAAATGAGATGCTTCATTAAACAAGGCTCAATGACCTGTAGAATCGCCCATTGAGCGATTCGGTCGGGATAGTATGGAAGTTTGTAAATCTTTCTCCTTTTCCCGTTTTCGGTCTTATAGAAAATCTGATATTCAGATGTGTGATATGTCTTGTTGACAAGCATATCATGTAATTCCTTAAGGTATTTATCGGGATTCTTATCGACTTCCCTAACCTCTTTGTACCAGCCCTTTCCTTTCTTTGCATTACAGTGGGCTAATCTAAGATTATCCATGTCACATATCTTTTCATATAGATTTCCATAACGCTTCATTTAACTAACCATTCTTTCTGTAATTTGTATATGCGTGTTACCGATTCTTCGAAACCGACATGTCCTACCAAAACGGCTTTAATTCGCACAGCCATCGTGAGATGGACTTTTATGTTTTGCCAAGAGGCAGGGTCAGATGATTTCCTTTATTTGTTATTTACACGCATTTACTAGGTGAGCGCTGATATTACGATTACGATTACTGACACTGTTATTGAGATTCCAATAGAAACTACTGGTATTCGAGTCATTATTCCAATTGCCACTGAGATGGGTGATTAAGAATAATGTTGAAATTTATTAGTAGTTACCTTCACAGTACAGGTTATCTATCAGCGGTCATCTGACCCATATTTTATTGTATTTTAGTGGGGAACATATACCAGGCGAGCGCTGAAATCACGATAACGATCACCGACACCGTCATAGAGAGCCCAAGAGAAACCACCGGCAGGCGAGCCACTACCCCAACTGCCACCGAGACGGGCGATTCTATAACCTTCCCACGTATTGTTCTGATAGTAATAATCCCCTACAGGCACTGAACTGTTACCTTCTACTTCGGAAGGAAAGAACACCCAGTCGCAGTTTTCTGAATACCCCATTGCTGAGATATATCCATTTTTAGACGGACAACTGAACCCCATAGATTCGTAATTGCCATCTTTCTTTGATTCTGCATAATTGAAGTCCTTGCAGATATAACCTACGAACGGTTCACCAGCTTTATAGTAGAAGTTGACACCGTATACAAACTTCCAAATATTACCCCAAAAGTTTTCTACACCTCGATAAGAGATTGATGTGAGTCCATTATTCGTATTAGTTGTAGCAACACCACCGTTATAAGTGATGGTTTTGGTTGCCTGTCCTGTTCCATTGCCTAATGTTGATGTAGAACCCGTAGCAGCAGCATATGAGCAAGTCTTGTCGGGTTCAGTTTCCCAAGGGGCACCAATAACACCTTGACCGATTCCCGTCTGTGTGTTCATTGTTCCTAATTCAATCATCATTAATAACTGTTCCATAGAAGCAATCTTAATGCCTAGAGAATGCCAACCGAGACCTCTGTTCTTTGCCATAGCCTCGACATTTGGTCGAGTTAGATTCTGTTTGTATCCCGATGCTGGTCTAGCACCAGCAATTGACGAAAACTTGTCTTCGGTTTCCTTCATTACCTGTTCATCTCCGAGCAGATACGCATTGGCTGATGTATCATAAATGGAACCTTCAAAGGCAGACATTAATACATAGTCAACTTCCTGTCCGTCCTCGTTGTAGAACGCTGGGTGAACTTTGAATCCGTCTTTAGGCTTATCACTGATGTAGTAATTTGCCTTTCTTAGATGATATCCCAATCCACCTTCCTGTTTATCCACAATCAATGGACAAACCATATAGTAGAACTTAGGCTGATACACCATTACCTGTCCATTCGAACCGTCCTCGATGTATCCTTCATCTCCGTAATATGCATTGATTGTACCGTCGTCAGCAACGTTACATCTCTTACGTCCACCATACATTGTAAATGGATCGAAGTCGGTACCAGCGTTTAGGTTCTTTGCTCCTCCGATTCTAGTGCAAGTCTTGTTCTTATAGTCAACTGTTAATCCTAGAACATCATCAATTAACCCTAGACTTGCTCTTAAGTCAGTGATTCCACCCTTAATAGGTTCGATGTCTTTATCGTCAACCTTACCGTTCCATGTATTCTTCTCAGCGTCTGTAACGACTCTGTGGGCTTCGTCATCGGTCATTTCAGCAAGGGTTGAAGGAATTGTAGGTTTATCGTTTAAACTGTTGTAAGAACCATTAAAATCACTCTTGTTATCCCATCTCGTCTTGTCGGAATCAGTGACAACACGATGTGTCGCATCGTCAGTCATCTGTGATAACTTGGAAGGAATAGAAGGCTTGTTAGTCAAGTCATTGTATGAACCACTAAAATCGCTCTTAGCGTTCCATTTCTTCTTCTCTGTATCTGTTGTAAGTCTATGAGTCGAGTCATCTGTTAACTCTGATAACTTTGTGGGAACGACAATAGCCTTAATCATCTCGTCAATCTGACTCTTAGAATAGACACCCATATCGGTGATCTTCTTTTCGAATTCCTTCAACGATTTAACGTCCACATCAAGGTCTTTAATCTTGCCATTGATTTCCTGTAGGATTGTAGGACAGTTTGTTTCTAGTGCCTTCTCGGCATCTGTATGTGCTCTTACAAGTACATATGCGTCCTCGGACCCCCACTTTTTAATGACGTTGCCTTTCGAATCGAACTTTCTGCCACATAGATTTATGATTGCTCTACCCTGTGCCTCAAACACTGTACCTTTAAGAACGGTTGTTACAAGTATTGTGTTATCTTCCTCAGTGATTGTACATTCAAGATGATCGGGTGTACCTAACGCAGAAATCGTATTAATACTGAAAGTCAAGTCAGAAACATCACTGAATGCCGAATTCTTCTGTACTCTGAATGATAATGTCTTAATTGAATCATCATTCACTGCCCCTAATGAGAAATCTAAAGGAACGGTTACTTTTCTAGTATCAATATCTACATTAATCACATTATCTGTATTCATTCAATTTCCTCCTATTTACCTAGATTTCTAGGGATTAATACGTAACTCTCGATGTACGTACCTTTAGCAACAGTCACATTGTCCATCGAAATCAATGATAGTCTGCTATTAGTCGAACCTGTCGGGAAATATCTGATTGCTAGTCTGTATCGACTATCAGTTGCTACAGGGAATATGAAATTCTCGACACCTCCAATTAGAGATGGTAGATTTCCGTCTCCAGGTGAATATCCTGTTCCGGCTGTGAATCCTACATTATTACTGAACGAGCCTCCATACCAAAGAAGCACGTAGTCATCGTTATATCTATACTTGAATGTGATTCCGAAACTAGAGCCTAATGTCACTGTATCTGACCACTTCTTACCATTCTCTAGAGCAGTAATCTTATCTCCTAGGTTACCTAGAATCTGTGACTTAAGTGTACCTAGAGTGGTTTTCTTAAGCCCAGCGCCGTCATGCACCAACACTAAATTGGAATCTGACAGTGATGAGATAGATGTTAATTCGGTAGCCTTCTTTGTTTGTACACTGATTGCACTCATCTCTATTCCTCCTTATATTTCCAATCTGCCACGATAGCGTCCCCGTTATCATCGACAAGAAGAATTGCTGGACCCGATTCGTTGACTACGATCGGTGCAGAATATTCATTCTGAATTGTCATTCTTTCCAGTGCAGCTAGACGCTCGTCTAACTCCGTGCACTGATTCTGTAGATTACCAGCGACATTCGTAGATAACTGGTCTTTCAGATTTCCAAACCACGTATTAAATGCGGTCTTCTGCTCGCTCTCGTAAGCATTCATTCGAGACTTGTAATCCTTCTCTATCGTATCTAGAGAAGCATCTCCATTAGACTTGAGTACCACGAAATACTGTTTTAATTCGTTATACGAAGTATCACCCGACATTTTGAACTGCTTCTTCTGATTCTCGAAGTATGTCGTGAACTCTTCGTACAGGTCTGTTCCGTTCTCAAGCATTGACATAATATAGTTAAGAGCACCGTTCATCTTGTTAGCGTCCTTTGCTCCAAAGAACGATGTCTCCTTATTTGTGTATGCAGTTACATCATTGAAGGAAACTGTACCGTCGGCATTATCCACCTTCGTGTACTTCTTCAATCCGTTCCATACTGCATCAGTATAGTTAGTAGGCAGTAATGACCAAGCCATTTACAATCCTCCCTTCATTCCGAAATTCCATGTCAGCATTCGTCTTCCGTCATGCTGATTGGTAAGTTTGTCATATAAATCGAGAGATGCACTCTCAATTCTGTTGAGTTCCGTAAAGTCCATCGTATTTCCATTATCGGTATATGTAGGGGCAGTTCCGTATGACTCCTTGACTGTATGGGCATTGATAGCAGTTAGATTCTGTTCGAGTATGTTGATCTCGTCTGCGTAAAAGTAATCTCCTACGTTCCTGTCATCACCTAGCCACCCGAAATTGTATTCGTCGTACATCTTAAGTGACAGATTACGAAGATATTCAAGATTGTTCTTTATTCTGTTAAAGTCCGAGGCATTGAAACGGTCGCCACTGTAGACTCCGTTAACCGTCTCTCCATGCCAGTCAGTCTTTGGTGTTATCCAACTCATACTAATCTCCTATCCTTCGAGCAGTCACGCTGCCCGAGAAAGCCTGGTTGAACTTGATCGTGTGTCTATACACATCAACCTTCATGTTATCTCGAAACTCATTTTCCTGGTACACAACATCTGTCGCATCTAGTTCGGGATTACCTCGTGTATCATATTCATACTCGACCCCAGCCGAGTAATATTCTGCAAGCCATGCAGCAAGATTGTTCGCCATCGTCATATCACTGACTAAAGGATTCTTCCAGGTAACAGTTTTACCTCTACCCTTAAGTGACTTTACTGCCTGTTTTTCAACCGTCTTATACTGATGACCCATGATTTCTAGTTTACAAGAGCCTGCTGTTTTAAATCTGACTGTGATGTAATAGTTACCCCATTCCACAATCTCGGCTCTACCTTCCTTATCATCAATAAGAACTCTATATCCATAGGAAGGTTCTGACACATAATATGTCTCTACCTCGTTGCTAGTGACAGTGACTGTCTCACTGACAAGGCTCGACTCCTTAGCGTCCTCCTGGTAGATGGTGCAAGGCACGACTACCTCCTTGACACGCTCCTGTTTGATTACCTTAGGATACGATGTCATATCTCTACGTGAGATTGTAAAGTCATTCACTGCTTTAGACTGCGTGTCAGACTTAATCTGAATCACTCCGTCACGAGACTGTGTGAGAATACATCTGCACGCATTTGCTATAATCTGTAATGCTTCCTTATGAGAAACCCTAGGAACAGGATTAGTGGAATACATATTCTTAAGTGATTCATCAATTTCATACTTCGTCACTCCTATATCTGCTAGAACCTCCTCAGCGAGAGAATAGTAACTCTTACCATTGATATTCAGCATTCCTTTATAGTATTCAGCATCCATGTTACGAAAGACATCATAACAACGTATTGTCGCAGTGTTGTCATCACTCTCCCATTCAGAACACTGTAGGGTCGCACCCTGTATCCATTCGATTTCATTAGCTCCAGGAGTCTGATAACCGTACATGACTCCCATCTGCTGACCTGTTTCGAAGTAGTTGATTGCTGACTTAGGATTATCGACATTGAAGTATCTGTCATAGTTCTTTAGCTGTACCGAGAAGTCTATCTGAGGAACATCGGCACATATAGGTGACACATATGTCTCTAGAGTAGAATCAAGTACAGAATCGTTGTAATACACCAATCCGTATCCGAATGTGATCAAGTAGATTCTCAATCTCGTTTTAGGATTCTTCATCTTGTAGAACTTCAATTTAACATATGTCGTTTCTTCAATTACCTCATCAGTGAACCATTCAGACTCGGTGTTGTTTCTAATCTCAATCACCTGTCCTCCACTGCCGAGGATATCGAAGTTTACAGGATAGTTATCACCAAATTTGATTGTCAGACCCTTAAAGTCAGTAGGCAGCGTATTAAGGCTGATTGTGACTTCACATGTAGCATCTGATACAAGTCTGTTAGAGATTATTCCTGTATTATGATATTCTCTCCCTTCACTCTCACGAGGAAGGAAATACATCGAACCATCGACCCTGGTGAAGTTCTCTTCAAGCGTAGCGTATACGATGTCATCACTATGTTTCTTTAGAACGCTAGACCTATCGGAGAAGTATGTATAATCACCATTATCGACGGTTGATTTATTCTGTATCTCCTGGTTGACAAGACCGAAGGTAACCATTATATATGCTCTTTCACGAAGAGCCGATTTCATGCTCTCTGCGTATTCTTGTGAAACTGTCTGCATAGATTACCTCCTTATTCGCCCGTGTCAATCAGATTGACTTTGCAGTCCTTATAATGTGTAGGATGACCATTACCATCTACCCAGTAGGGTTCTGCTGTACGGTCACCACAGTACATTTTTATTGTTCTAGGTCTATTTGTAACAGGATCAATAAATGTCACATAGAAATAGAAGTTAGACATCGCCTGTAGAATCGACTTCCACTGCTCGGCAGTAAGCCAAGACCACTCAAGGTTGTTAATCTTATACTGGTCCCTACCGACTCTCTGTCCTACGACAGTACCGTTTGAGTCTCGACCACTGTCAACAACAGTAGACACGAGTATCTCGACCCCTCTCTTGCAAGGAGGTAGTCTATATCCATTTATCTCTAGAAATGCCATATTCTTTCCTCCTTACTTAGTGAAGTCAAAGCCGTCTGCCTTATTCTGAGTAGTGACAGCGTCCTTTACTGTACGATTGCCGACCTGTACGATTGTCTGTTCGTTCTTGTCAGCCTGTCTCTTTGTATCATTAGCGATTTCTCTAAGAGTAGGTTCGACATTTTCCTGGTAAAACTCTCGCATCTTACGTTCCCAGGAATCATCATCTGTACCGTTATATCCTCTCTGATTATCGTCATAAACTGTTCTAGCAAGGTTAGTGTAAGGATTATATCCTTCTGCCATCGCTAGCTGCATATTCTCATTCATACTATCAGCACTAACGAGTACTGCATTGATCATAGCATTCGCACCGTCGATAATGTTTCTATTCATTGCTTGCCAGTACCCTGTGAACTGAGCCATTCCGTTCACGATAGCACTATGCATAATTGATCCCAATTGAAATCTGTTCATTACTTCTGTAGAACCATTTACATGACCTACTAATTCTGCTCCACTTTCGCCAGCCACGAACATTGAACCGTGTGCAGCTCTAGTAGTACCACCGGCATACTTAGGAATTGTCTGCCATGTGTGAGGAGTGATCACCCCTCCCGAAGCGAACATCTTGATACCTCCTTTGGCTGATACGACACCACCCCTTGATAAACCGAAGAACTCCTTAATGTTGCCCTTCCATTTACTTACTAGATTGATACCGACATCTACAATGCCACCGATTCTATCTGTAACCCATTGCGATACTGTGTTCCAGCCACTCTTTAATAATCCGATTCCTTTATTAACGGGTCCACCCATTGCCCAGCCGATGAACTGAGAAACAGTGTTCCAACCCGCTCTAAATAGTCCGATACCTTTTGTGACAGCACTACCCATGAATCCCTGAATAAATCGAGCAACTGTTGACCAACCACTCTTACCTAAATTGATACCTTTTGTAACAAGTCCACCAAGGAATCTCATAACCCAGCCAGCGACAGTATCCCAACCACTCTTTGCTAGAGAGATTAAAGATTCAACACTGATACCATCCTTAGAGACTGTCTTCCACCAGCCCACAAGTTTATTCCATAATTCCCTGGCATTATTGAAAATACCAATCACTATATTTGGAATAGGTGAGGCTTTCACAATGTCGATTATCGGCTTGATAAGATTGTTATAGAACCATTTGGCGACACCTGTGATAATTGACCATGCACCCTTTAGAATGCTTGTAACGACACTTACACCAAAATCCCAAGCCATCTTAGCGTACTTAGGAACTGTGACAGTGAAGAACTTCTTGAGCCATGCAACAATGGAATCCCAATTCTGAATGATCAATATGACACCGTCGATTACTAAACCGACTATTAATCCGATAGCCGAACCTAAAGGTCCACCAATAGAACCAATCAATGCTCCTATACCAGCGCCACCTAATACAGAACCCACTACTATGAGTAATCCATTTATCATGTTAAGTCCGTTATCTATAGCGTCCTTGATACCTAGAATAAGCATTCCTACACCTGTAACAATTGCTCCAATTACTGCAGCGAAAGGTGATACTGCTAACCACAATCCACCGATGACACCCGCTGCACCAGCAATCAATCCGATAAGGATATTCCAGTCAACACCGTTGATGAACCCGTTAGCCCATTCCGATGCATAGAGAAATGCTCCTCCGACAAGCATTGCTATTCCGATAAGAGGTTTCAATCCCTTACCGATGAAACCTAACTTCTGTAGGAATTTGGCTATCTTAAATGCTGCTATTGCAGAAACCACTGCTCCAATCACTGAGATAATGCTCCAAAGATGTTTCTTAATCTCTTTCACAATACCGTCAACCTTAGATGATACGAGACCCTGTAGAAAATCGTATGTCGGTAATTCAATGCCTAAGTCATTACCACCTAGTCCACCGACACCTCCACCTCCTGTGCCTCCACCAGCACTGGCAGTGTCGTCATCTTTAGAAAGAACATTTAATTCGTCGATTCCCAAAAGAGCATTCTTTAACTTCTTGGCGGCCTTAGATGCTTTGCCTAGACCTTTTGAAGTCTTATCTGCACCGTTTGCCATATTGTTAGTAGCCTTAGCTGCTTTATTAGCATTAACAGTGATACCCGAATAATCAATTTCGGGAAGTTTGAATCCAAAGAACCCTGCAATAGTATTAGCAAGTAATCTAATAACCTTAACTACTGCAATTACGTAAGGAAGAATCAAGTTAAGCATTGGAATGAATATGTTACCGATTGCTCTTGCACACATTTGGAACTGAGCCTGTAGGATTCTTAACTGATTGGCTGGTGCATTCAATGTACGAGCCATATCGCCTTGTGCAACAGTTACCTGTGTAAGCATCGCATAATATCTCAACTGAGACTTCTCAGCCTGTGTCATGTTAGAAACACTCTTACTGATTCCAAGGTTAAGTGCTTCCTGTTGTAATCTAGCAACAGACAAGTCAAAACCTAATCGTCTAAGAGGTTCTAGTTCACCCGAAATACCCGACTGAACCTTCTGCATTGAGTCTTTGACGGAGATGTTGTAGAAAGACGATAAGTCATATCCCAACTGAGTTAGGTTCTTTGACATCAGTTGTGCCTTTTCAGCACCTACTCCGAATCCTGTAATGATTGTGTTGAATACACCTTGGTTTCTCATGAAGTCACCAGGGTCAATTCCTAGAAGTTCACTTACTTTTTCGGCATATTTCTGTGCAGAATCAGCATACTCACCCATTGACGCATCAAACAGGTTCAAGTCTTCCACATATTCATTAGACTGATTGACTAATCCGGCAATCGTTTTAACTCCTGTACGAAGCACACCTAATGCGATCTGCAACTTAGAATATAATTCAGTCCAACTGAACTTCGCCTTAGTGTTAGATAAGATTGATCTCTCCACGGCAGTGTTTGTTTTATTGATATTGCCTGGCAGACGACTGAAAGCCGTACTAACTGTATTCAATTTCGTAGCAAGAGGGTCAAGACTACTAGATAGCATTGACATCTGAGCACTGAATGTTGCCCAGTCAATTGTGTTCATCGTTTCTGACAACTTAGGTAGTTTCGTCAAGGCATTTATAGTAGACCTCAAACCCTTAGCGACATTTGTGTCTCCTACTGATTCGATACGTTTAGAATGTTTATCTAGACTACCGAAATTGGTTGTATCTAATCCGTTGACAGCTTTACTGATATTATTCAACTGATTTCCGATGGTTGATGATATCTTGATACTGCCTACAGATCTAAGTTTTCCTAAGGCTTGTGCGAAACGTTCAATCTTGCTTATCTTGGTTGAATCTAAACCATTAAGGGAGGTAGCGAGTTCGTTTACCTGTCTAGTAACGCTTGTTAACCCGATACCTCCCTTTGTAGCATTTTTCAGCCTTTGTAAAGAAGTAGAAAGGGTATCAATACCTTTGACAGCAGAACTTGACGAAGACTCAACCTCAATCTCTAATTGTTCAACTGTTGTAGACATTGAAATCACTTCCTTTCCTTAAAATACATATCAGACTGGGCTTTGTACATTTCCATGAAACGTTTACCCTTGTCCATGTTCGCCTTTTCCTTTTTCTTCTTTTGCTCCTCGACCGTTCTTTTATTGATAGGATAAGGATCTTTAGGATAAGGCTCTGCTTTTGTTCCCTTCTTGGCGAAAGAACGTAGTATAGGAGACAGTCTAGAGATAGCATCGTAGATGTACATCCCCTGTAGCCACATTTCGGTATTCACTCTTTCAGCACGCATTTCCTCGGCTTTCTGATAATACCTAGTGAGAGTACAGTCACCGTCCCAGTACTGTTCCTCCGTCATTCCTATTGATAAGTAATAGGGGAACTTGGAATAGAAAATGTCCGAATAAGTTCGGAGAGAGTGATTACCACCCTCTCCTTCGGACGGATTGCTCAACAGTGAATCACTTATCCACTCACTGTCCAGTTCACGTTTCCCTTTGATTCTTCGGGTTCTTCAATCATTGACACGATAGGCTCACTGTACATATCTACTAGTTCTTCGATTAACTTATCCTTGTTTGTCATATGAGCAAAGATAGCGTCGATTGTTTCCTTTTTCTCACGTCTGTGATGCATCATGAACGCTCCCTGGAATAATGCTGGTAACATGGATACGGGTTTTGTTTCAACCTCTGCTGGAACAAATCCCATTCTTTCCATCTCAGCAACTGTTCTACGATTATATTCGAGAACGTAATCTTTTCCGTTGTAAGTGAATTTTAACTGTTTAGCCATTTCTATTTCCTCCCGTTTAATGTTTAAGCATCAGTATCAATCACGATAGCAGATGACGCAGCAATACTGATTGTCATTTCAACAACTTCGTTGGTTCCACCACCGTTTGTGTATACCGATAACTGACCTTTGAATTTGAACTTACCGTCGCTTCCATTAGGTGTGACTGTATCGCCGTTTTCTATTCCACCGAACCAAACGGCAAATTCTTTCTCAGTACCTTCAAGAGCCTTTAATGCCTTATACTCAGTTAGAGTGTAGTTGGCAGTGAATTCAAGAGCATCAAGCGACTGCACGCCTGGAATGTTTCTCTGTACTTTGTCAGATAAGGTAGTAATCTCAATCATTTCGGGTGTTCCACCTAAATCGGGGAATTCCTTAATGTCGATTACTTTCTTCCATGTATTAGTTTCCTTAGTCATAAGGAACGTCTTATATGTACTAATCTCCACGAGCATTACCTCCTGTAAATAACATTGTCTTTCGATACGATCGCCCTATAGCGACCCACCATTCTGTATATCCCCTCCTGTGAATTAGGCACAGGAGTCAACGTTGTTCTTGTGAATCCAAGAGATTCCATTTTGAGATCAATGAGTGAAATGATCGCCTTGCATTCGGCTTTCTTCCACTTCGTTTTGTTTGAATACACATTGACCTCGTAAATCACCTGGACATGATTCTCTAAATGTCCACTATCACGAGTGTTTCTGTAAATCTGATTGTCAGCCTCTATTAGAGATACACACGGAAATGATGGAGGTACTCTGACATATTCACCTGTCATGTAGACATTCGGATATTCTTCTCGAACCACTTTCGATACTCTATCGAACACCTCTGATTCAATATCAATCATCCAAAAACCTCCCTTGCAAGCTGTGGTAACTCATCAATGACTGTAAGAATTGCTTTCTCCATAGGCATCTGAGCAGGTGTACCTCTAGTAACGTGAAGTTTTCCTTCCTCGTCCTTGAAGCCCCACGACTTCTGCTTACCTTTTCCCTGTCCGTAACCACCTATAGTCATTCCTAGTTCAGAACCTCTTGGGTGAGGTGACGAACCGAGATGACCGTTGTGATATACACCAGCACCGAACTCGACCCACACGGCATCTTCACCTTGTGCAATAACAACTGAAATGTTGCCTTTTGTCGTGTAACTAACAGTTACATCGGGTTTCTGATAACCTCCTCTGACAAGATCATCAACTACGGCACTTGCAAACCCTTTGTCGGCTTCTTCTGCAATTCTTTTTGCAATCTTATCCTGTAAAAGTGCAGCCTTTCTTTCGATGTCCTTCTTGTATTCCTCTAGTTCCTTGATCGCTTTATCTATCCCACTCTCGGTGAGTTCGATAGTAATCTTTCTTTTACCCACTGACTGTCACCTTACTTATCGCAATAGACACACTATTGAGACTTTTAGCAACTTTCTTAACGATGTAATCATGAGGTGTTTTCACTTCACCAAATCCGTTTGTCACCAACGCACCTTTAGAGTCCGTTAAAGGCACTTTATCGACCCACAGAACGGTGTATTCATCAATCGGAGGACAATCTACGTCCATGACAATAACCTTGTCATACGCTTCATTTACCCCGAACTGCTGAGTACTCACTTCATCCTTTGCAGCTGAAATGTTCGCTCGGTAAGCCTTCGGGTTCTGATGAATCACTTCATATTCACCTGTTTCGTTGCCGTATTCGTCAGTTAGAGGGACTTTTCTGTCATACAGTGCGTAATAGAAAACGCTCTTGTTTCTGTTCATCATTCTCATTTGAGGATACCCACGTGAGGAACAATAACCTTAAGCATTGAGGATGGGACATCTGCACTTTCATAACTTCTTACAATGCCGTTCTCAGAATGTGACAACTGTCCTTCTGCCCCTCTTTTATTCAGCATGTACGCTGCAATTTCGCATTGCAGCGTGGCATACTGGGGAGGAACTTCTGTCACTGTCGAGTCATATGGATATGCTCTCGACAGAATCTTCTGAGCAGCTAGTCTGAGGTATACGAACAGCACTTCCTCACTGTCGGTGTCTCCGACCATTGCTCTCAGAAATTTCATTTTCTGTTCTTCGTTCACGCTATTCACCTCCTAAGATTACTAGGCAGCTACAGCAGACTTAGTAATCTTCACTGCCTTAGTAGCGTCAGTTAACGCCGCAAGGTAATACTTACGTGACCAAATACTGTTTTCACGAGTATCAGCATCACGTTCCTGTTCTACTTCTGTACCTTTCTTATTGAATAAGGTAACGGCTTCTTTAGTGGCAACAATGATTGTACCCTTATCAGCGTCTTTCTTTGTGTAAAGGTTCACTCCGGCAACTGTGCCGATATATCCTGTTCTAGCGTATGCTTCCACATACTGTAATGAGTCCTTAAGATTCTTTCTTAATTCAGCCATATCTGTTGGATTGACGAATGCAAAGCATCTAGAACCCACCTCTTTAGGATCATTGTCTGTACTTTCGATATTTAAAGTAGCAACTGCATCAGCGAACGCATCAAAGTTAAGAGCCTTTGTTGTTACTGATAAAGTAGCCTTCTTGTACTCGTCATATACGTCCTTATTGACAGTGTTGAACATATCAGTACCCATGTGACGTACACCGACAGGAACTAACATTGGGTCAGTCATTGCCTGTTCGTCGTAGTACTTAAATCTGTTCTGTGCTAAAAGGATGCGGTATTCTTCTGGTGTATAAGTAACTTCAATGGATTTAGTGTTTCCCTTACCCATTGCTAACTTTTCTGTACCGTCTGTAGCCTTGTATACGTTGATTTTGCGTACCATACCTGGTTCACCCACTAATGAGTTATCCACAGTACAGAACTGTGTTAAATCAAGGTGGGAGTTATACTGGTCTTCGATTTCGTTTGATAGATAAAAATTGTCATAAATCTTATGAGCCATTACTGATTTCCTCCTGTGTCATTAGCCGTGTATAGGCTTTTATATTCCTCCGGATTGTGTCTCGCCCAGTCTTCACGTTCTATAGCCGGCAAAGCACGGAATTTATCCAGTGTCATGCCTGGATTGTCTCCATCTCCGGTAGGTTTAGGTGTGTCCTTTAGGACCTCAGCACGTATCTTCTTGTCAACGGTTTCGAGGTGTTTCTTCTGATTAGCGAATACCTTATCTGTATCGCCATCCACCATTGCCTCAGCAGTAGATTCAGCGAGTTTTTCTTCATAGCCCATGCCTAAGAATTTTGCCTTGTATTTTGAGATATTGCTTTCACGTAGCAACTGATCATACTTAGCCTCTAACTCTGCTCGGTCTTCTGCTTCCTTCTGTTTCTTTAGTTCATCTTCCGAAAGTTTTGCTTTTAATTCTTTCTTCTTAGCTGCTAGTTCTGATGCAGTCTTATCGAAAACTTCCTTCTTGATGTATCCTGTATAATCAGGCTTCATGTCATATGACTCTAAGGCTGCTAATTTTTCCTCAACTGTCATATCTGCATAGCCTTCAATTTCGTTAACATTTACTTTCATGCTGTATCCTCCCGTCTTTTAACGTCTTCTGTGACTTTGTTTTATATGCGATTTAAGGTTTCTCTACCTATGTTTCTAAAATGCGATTTACGTCTTCTCTGACGCATTTATTCTGTAGGCTCGTTATCTATTACCTGGTTGTTATTTCGAGCCTCTAATTCCTTCTGTTTGGCTTGTTTAGCCTGTTGTTCCTCGTAGTACTTCATGCTCATTGAGTAAGCAGATTCAGCATCCGAGAACATTCCACTATGCTGGAATGCCAACTGTGGATGAATCTTGTCTTGCTGTAACATTGAGATAAGTACCTGTGACTTACTCTGAATTGCTTCATAGTTACGACGAGTAAACTTCATGTCGATGTCCTTGAGTCTTAGATTGCAGTCTCCTAAATCTCGGCAGATTCGAAGAACTAATTTCAACATCTTCTTCTCAGCCATCTTGAACACGTTCTCACTGTCCTTTGCTCTAGCCTCTGCATCTGACCAACCGTCACGAAGCAGTACTGCTGAACCTGTATCACTTGTAGAAGACCCACCATTTCTGTTAGGCATTCCACATATTGTTAAAACCGAGTCGTAGCAGTCATTCTTCAATGTCTGCGACTGTGCCTGGTCTAGTTCAGTACTAACCACTCCCACATCTGCTTTCTGTCCGTCCTGTGACTTTACCTGGATTGCTCCGACTTCACGTAGTTCCTGGAACTGTGCCTTGGTGATTTCACAGTTAACAAACTTGATGAATGCCTGGACAAGCTGTTCAACTCCGTCGAGTCTGTTACTTGCTAAGGTGTTCATTGCGTCAAGCAGTGGCAACACGATTTCGAAAGACCCTAATCGAGCATTGTTTGCTGGATACTCGAAGATTGGGATCATTCCTAGAGCGTGTGGCTTACACTCAAGAAGCAGCCCGTCCTCTACATAGAAGTAGTACTTATCTGTATAGATCGAATAACGCATTATCTTGTCGTCATCCTCTGCGTACTTGACTGCCATTAGAGGCTTGTTGCCGATTTCGTTTGAATAGACAACGAATGTATCTCTAGGATCGAGGGTGTACATCTCAAACGGTGCTTCATCCTCTTCACCAGGTTCATCGGGCAGAACTAGACGAAATGCTGTTCCACAGATCATCTGCCATTCAACAATCTGCTGATCCTGTGCAGCTTTATCCTCGGCAAACATATATTCGTTAAGGGTGTTGATTTCATTCACAGTCTGTTCGTTGCCGTTACGACTTACATACTGAATAGGTTCCCCACACAGATAACCCACCTTGAACGAGACAATCTCGTTCGCACGGTTCTCCACGATCTTGTTGCATATTTCGGGACGTACGTCCTTCACTCTGTTAAGAATCGGCTGATTACCTTTGTAGTATTGGTAGAGGTAGTCAATCTCGCTTCTATTAAGGTCATGGTCATTCTTAGCCTTGAGGAGAACATCCATGACATTGTCGGGGGTGATTTCTTTGACACTTGATTTGATCACTCGTCTGCCCGTCATCACTCGTGATGGCATCTTCGCTTTTGATTCATCTATCTTGTGACTCATGTTGTCCTCCTTTCGGGCATAAAAAATAGGTGCATGACTGCTGAGGACTTAGCCTCGTGCAATCATGCACCCGTATGGTGGTACCACGTTAAGGGTACCTCACTACGTTATATTATACCACTATGATGGTACTATACAAAGCGATTTATAAAGGAATATTAAAATATTTTAGAAAGGTCTCTTGAATATCTGCACCTTCGCTCCGACAAGACTCTGAGCATATTCGGCAAGCATTGCCATTCCGTCGGGCACGTCATCGTGAGCGTTCTTCCCAGCCATTGTGTAAGAGCATAGGAAGTTCATCATCTTTCCGTAATCGGACTTTCTCTTGTACATTGAATCATCCTTAAATAGGCAGTGTTCCTTCACCCATGCACTGTTGACAATGATCTTTGTCTCCTTGTTGGCAGTAGTGAACTTAGTAGTGATATGAGTGATTCCACCTTTCTCCTTCACTGCCTCCTGTACCTTCTCTGCCACTCGTCCACCAGCCGAGTTACTTTCAAATCTGCACATCTGCACTTTGTCTCTTACAAGTATCTCAGTCAGTCTCGCATCTACGATATTCGGTAGATTGTTGTCGCAGATACAGTCATCAATGTAATAATCCTCACCGTATACATAAGCCACTGGCAGAAATGCATAGTCAGCACCCTTGTCCTTGGTGTCACACACGGCAATGATTCCGTCGGGGTCCCCCTTAGGAAGTTCGAAATATCTTCTCAGTTCGTCCTCCGAGTAGACAAGACCTTCACGCTCGATTGGCTGACACATATACAATGCTCGCCAGCTTGCATCGTCCATGATTTCTCTCTGAGCACGAAGCGTGGCAGTAGAATAACCTACACCGTAGTCATAATCGAAGTTAGACTCGTCGTTCTCGTCAAGTGCTGGTATATTAATGAACCTAGCGTCATCGTCATCACCGTATTTCTGCTGCAGACGAGCAATTACGTCATGAACTGACCATGGTGTGGCGATGTGCAGCTCGACACAGTGATCCCCCTGCTTACGCTGTCTCAAGTCAGTTGTGTATGTCTCCCACAACTTGTCTAGACGCTCCTTGGATAATGCAACCTCTATACCCGAAACAAGGTCATCGCAGTAGAGCAGATTCATCGCTCTATATAGACCAGCATTACCTGTTCCGATAGATGTGAACTCAAGCGTCTCGAATCTCTGCTTCTTGTCGATGTCAATACGACAGTCCTTTGCGTTTGTGCTGCTCACCTGTATACCAGGGAACACATCGTGCCATAAATACTCACCTTCGGGGTCCAGGATACGAAGACATTCATCGTACACTCCTCGAATAAACGCATTACTGTGACTTCCAGAAAGCATCGGCTCGTTAGGAGTTCTACCAGCAAGCCATGTCAGATAGAAAATGGCGAGCGTCGTCTTCCCTGTTCCTGGTGGGAGAGATATCGTAAGCAGTCTTATCTTCCTTTCTGCAAGATCCTGCATCGCTTCTGCGACCTGTTTAAGCACCTTTCTTCTAGGTGGATAGAATTTCTTGTCGGGGTCCCTGTTCCACTCGACATACAATAGATATGAATCGAAGTCATGAGGTGCTGCAGCAAGCAGAACCTTCTTGTGCAGAGCAAACAGCCTGCGTATCTCCGACTCGTCTCTAAGCGTAGGCATACGCTTCTCAATCAGTTCTGACAGAATCTTAAGATATCTGACCCCCAACTTCACGTCACGTTTCATAGCCTCAAGAGATGTGTGATATAAATCCTCTAGAGCCTGGTAGTGACCGGAGATTCTTATCGTCTCAAGAATCGTCTCAAGTAACTGCTCCATTAAAGCCTCCTAAAACAAAAAGGTGCGTCATCGACAGAGAATTTAATCCCTGTGCGACAACGCACCTTCATTACAGTGGCAGTATCGGAGTATGCACTCCCTTAACCCAGCCACTATCACCATACTTGTACATGCCCTCGTAAAAGAGCCTGTTCTGTAGGATTCCTCGCACCGTAGACGGCTGGAATCTCTTTCCACGTCTTGTGCGATATCCTTTATCGTACAGTATATCACATATGTCCTGTAGAGGAGTACCTCTTACGTCATGTTCCTCGAAGATGATCTCCACGATTGGTTTCTCCTTCTCGTCCAGGACAAGAGCACCGTCCGTACAGTGATAGCCGTATGGCTTGTTTCCTCCCGAATAGCCACCACACTTAGCCTTGAGCGAGCGACCCTTCCCTGTACGGAGGGCAATGTTTCGTCTTTCCTGTTCGGCAACGAACATGAGAAGAGAACGGTAGATGTTGGCGAAATCATCGCCCTCTGAAAAGTGCTCCTCGGTTGAGAGCAGCTTTACGTTTCTCTTCTCCAGTGTATAGAAATAATAAAAATATAATTTTGTGTCTCTTGCAACACGGTCATTCTTGAACACGATCACTGCATCGTGACCTGGCAGGTCATCTGAATGGTACAGTATCCTGTCGAGTTCGGGTCTGTTGTCCTTCGCTCCACTGATTGTATCGACCATCCAGTCAACAATGTCGTAATCATGCTCCTTTGCATACTTGCTGATAGCATCTCTCTGCACCTCGATGCCGTAGCGGTCATCAGATGACTGCTCCTCCGTTGAGACACGGATATAACCTATCGCTTTCACGAGATATTCACCTCCCACAGGTAGTTAAAGTAGTTCAAATCACCATTTTGCGTATAACTTCCTCTTAGTACGCGCGTATTAGGGAAAAGTTTACGCAAAAACCGATTTTCAACTACTTCGACTACCTCTTAACGTATTTTAATTCAATATCATAACCTAAAACGTCCAAAATTTTCACGAAAGTTGGATTTATGATGTTTTTCTTTTTTATCACCTGTCCGAGATACTGAGGTGTTGTTCCAATCTTCTCTGCTATCTCGTTCTGAGTGATATCTTCCTCGATAATCTTGAACTGAAGGTCCAATTCCGTATTATTTTTCAACATCATCAATCACCCATTCGTATTTGCCATCTTTTGTTCGTACCACCAATTCAGCGTCCATTATATCTAGTAATTCCTTCATGGTACTGATTCGCATATTAGTCTCTCTAGTTAAGGGATTTCTAACTGCTGTGCTACTTTTCTTGCCTGTTTCGTCTGCAAGAGACTGATATGTTCGGTTATTGATTTTCATCAGCATTCTAATAATTTTGCTCGGTTTCATACACTTTTCCTCCTTACAGGTTTAATATAGCACCTAGTTGTTATGTATGTCAATTGTTAATGAATATTTTTGTACGTTTACGTGCTTTTTTAAATTTTTTGGAAATTTAAGCCACTCACTGGCTCGGGTTCTCTGTGGCTATTTCCCCCACGGGTGGGGTGTGTACTCTTAAAAGCGATTTAAACAACCATACAAGCGACGTTTATATAATACCCTAACAAGTACACCAATGAACGCAAAACAACGCCTAGAAGCGATATTTTAAGCGTTTAAGATATAACCACGTCATAAGCTGCTATCATTAGTATGATATACATTTAATCATGATTACATTATACATTTACTCATGCTGTTTAAATGTAAAATAAAAAGCGCTGTATAACCAGCGCTCATTTTTGTATTTTTGCCAGTTCGATAATGACGAGAACCGGAAAAAATAATATTAATAAAATCAATTCTAACACCTTTGTTTACTCCTATTTAACAATAAATCTATTTACTTTAGTGCTTACCACATAATCATTGTATAAATCATTATGATCCAATTTAAAAGCCTTACTATTAAAGCGGTTACTATTTACCAACTTATTTGTAACCTTATATACACCAACATAAAGCGTATCATTTCCGTTCATTAAAGTGATGATTTCTTGCTTTAATTGATCGTTGCTATTTTTTAACATATCAATCATGTTTTGATTTTCTTTAAATTCTTTTACTAGTGATTCTAATTTATTCATTTTCTCACTCCTCATTTAACCAGTTATTAATTAATTCCCTGTTATATGAATCTAGTCCAAAGGCTTCCAAAGTGATCGATTTTCCAGTCCTTAATGCTGCTATTTCAATATCTGATACAATATACATTTTATCAAGCCTTATATTATAGAATGTTACGCCAGCGTTGAAATTGCTTAAAGATTCCCATGTTTCAGATATCATATACATATCTGACATGTCTAAATTTAACATCATATTAATTAGACAACCGTCTAATGTTGCAGGTATAACGTCGTCGTTATCATATTTGATATGAAAATTTCCGTTTTTAAACTCTTTTATAAACATCATTAAACCTCCTTTAATCTATTCCATTTATTCCAGGTGTAATCTATCAATCATATGATCTAATTCTTTTTGACTCATGTCATATACTACCATTTCGAACCCTCCTTACTGGATGATAACCGCATTGCCATTACTAGCAGTTAGTACAATATATTTGTTACTCATGATTTTCAATAACTCGTCAATATAATCGGACTCGTCAATAACATTTTCAATGTCATGATCTTCGCAATATTCACCAGCTGGATAAATATATCCATAATCGGTAATAAGATCATCCCAATCGCATAAACAATTGCGGCCGTATTCACTGGCCCATTGGTTAACGTCGCCAGGATCAAATTCATGTGACTCGTCAAAAATCTCGTCGCAATATTCAAACAAGCATTCAAGCCCGCTATTACTATATCTTTTTTCGTCCCATTCGTTCATTTCGCGAACAAATAAATATTTATCGACTGTAATTTTCATTTTCTTATTCCTCCACTTTTAATTCAATCAATACCGGCTTGACATCATCTAAACCGGTTCTTTCTTTTAACGCTTTATAGATATCTAATAAACGTATTAGATCATATCTATTAAACGTGTATAAATCACGTGTAAATGAAACACGCTCATTATTTGTAATGCCCACTGTATACGCTACAGTATGGCGGCGTTGTTCTTTTCTAATAGCCCTAATCACGCCAGCACGTGCGCGTTTCCAATCTTTACACGCTATACATTGTTTTGTCATGTCGTCATTAGATAACATGATAGGTTTACCATAATTAAACGCTTGCGAGCGTTCCAGCATACAATTATTACCGATCATTCTAATTTTATAGCGTCTATCTTTTTTCATGTCGTTTTGCCTCCTTTACTTTCGACATGATTATTATCACACGTTTACGTACACTTTGCAAGTGTTTATTTGTACTTTTACGTTTATTTCTAATTTTTTAAAGGATATATAAATAATCTATCTTTATATATTTATATACCAATCCAGGGCGACGAATCCATTCCATGCTATTATTTACGACTTACAACACGAAAGAAGCATATCACCAACGACGACACGCTGAAAGCATCCAAGGCGCTTACACGATGCATCCGTCACTATCTTAAAAATAGTACAGAAAAACCAGGCAGATCGCCTGGCTTGGAATTTCTAAATAAATTTTATAGTCGCTAGAGTCGCAGAGTCGCTGGCAATTTTTCAAAAATTTTTCGAAAGTCGCTAGAGTCGCTGAGGCTCAGAGTCGCTACATAGTCGCTTACTCGGCAGAGTCGCTAGAGTCGCTACCACTTACAGTCGCAGAGTCGCTAAGCTGCTTACGCTCAGTAGTCTCTATAGTCGTAGCATATCTCTTCTTGATGTCATTAACGTCATACTCTTCTTCATTCTGAGTATTAGGTGATACGACATACTCTGTCTTATCCTGGTAGCCATAGTTGTTCTTGCCTAGGAAGATACCAGCAACAGGGTTAATCTTACCGTTCTGCATATAAGTTTCCCACAAATTTTCTAGTAAAAAGTACGTTTTTTTAATGATGGACGCACTCTCCTTGGCTATATTCGCCTTATAACCCTTCCCTCCTGTAGGTATATCGTGGACGACACCACGTAACCATGTTCTACCGTGTCCATTCAACGCAGTAGCCATACCCACGAGCGTAGGCTTCAAGTCTGCCTCAGCATACAATTCAAAATAGTCCATTAGTCTCTGCTGAACGGCTACGGGATCATCAAGATCAATGTTAGGCATCTCAAGCAGTGCCATGTTGAGACTCAGATACTTGGTGTTGTCACCCTTCTCAAGTATCAGTCCGTTATTCCCGATTACAGGAGACTTGCTCCCACCTCGGGGCTTCTTCACCTTCACAGTCGGTGTCGGATTTTCCTTAACAGTTGCCTTCACATCAGCCTTCATATCTGCCTTCGCAGCAGTCGATTTTTCCTTTACAGTCGTTTTTCTAGTCATTTTTACCTCTCCTTTGACCAATTTTAGGGGTTTGGAGTAGGTGAAGTAGCCGAAAACAGGTTTTTGCGTGTAACTTCTCTATATAGAGATTTTCCTACTATAAGAAAGTTATACGCAAAAAGTGAATTTGAGCTACTTTAACTACTCTTTAGGAAATTCCTAAACACCCATTTACACGTTTACGTGTCGAATATATATCGGGATATGTACATTGTACACGTTTATGTATACTTGCCCGAAAGTCGTTTAGACCCCATTTGAGTAGGTGAACGGAAACCTTTCGGCTACTCTATACGTATACGTGTTAAATACCTATCGGGACGTGTCATTTATACTCGTATACGTATACATGGCTTTTAACGTGTCTTTACCAGTGGAATATCCTCTTTCTGTTCCACTGCGCAGTAAACATCTACTCCGTCATAGATTTCAAGTTCATACATGAGGATTGAAAACGCATCATTGATACCAGCAACACGTCTATTTCTCTCCTTGCATTCGTCTTCATAAGAAAGTTTCTCGTAACTACGATATCTATTGGGAATAGCATTCAACATCTTCTTCTCGTAAAAGTATCTCCATAACAGATTCGCTAGAGTCTTCTTCTCTTCATTGTCTAGCAGTCTAGTATCTAAATTATTGCTCATAATTCCTCCTTTGTAGCAATCTTGAGATGTTCTCCACATCTCGCACATACCACATCATATTCTTTAGGTACAGGTGTACCATCTGCGTGAAATGTTGGAATGTCGTAAGAATCTACGATAAGATATTTATCATATCCACACAAAGAACACTTTTCGTCTAGTTTGATCACGTTCTCTCTTCTTTCCAGGATTTCGATGTTCTTCTCAACCACGTTCAATGCTGCATATACACCATCCAGGAAGTCCTTATCTCTACGGGAGTACTTTACTCTATCAGCGAGGTCATAGAGCTGTGCCCTAATGATGTAGAGGGTTTCAATGTCTCCAGTCATCTGATCATATCCTTTTATATACCACTCATACAGAAAGTCGTACATCTTTCCAGGAAGGATTTTCATTACTGCTTACCCTCCTTCTGTAGTCTTTCATTTGCTTGTGCTTTAGATTCCAATTCAATATCAAGTCTATCCTGTAGTCTCTGCTTGCTGGCGATTGAGATATAGAAGTTCGACACTGCTTTGGTCTCTGAAAAGATGCAATCATTAAAGTAATTATATCGAGGTAGTTCCCCTCTTTTGTTTGCAATTAATCCCCAGTCCACCACACGAGGGGTAGCGTCGGCTATAACCATCTTTAACGCTAACTCAACATCTTTGAGGTACTTCTCTAGACTGTCGCTCCATGCTTTTAATGTCTTGTTATCGAGGTCTAGGGTCTTGCAACAATCTTCTAACATATCCACATACTCATTAAGTCTGGTACAATGTTCATCCAAAGCGTCTGCGTAAATACCATCATCTTCATCATTATGACCTGTAACGTCTTCAAATCTTGGTCTTTTCATAGTATCCATGTTATCCCTCCTTCTCCTTATATTCTTCTAGAAAACCTAATACCATCTCGTCATCACACTGTGTGTACAGATAACTCTTGCCACACTTATACTTTGGTGGAATCATGCAGTTTTGACATCCAAACATTTGAAGATCAGATTCATTTATCGGTTCTTTTCTTTCATAGATTTCTAAGTTCCATAGATTCTTTCCCCAGTCGAGCGTATGTTCGTCTATTTTATATACGTCAATGAAGTATTTATTATTACAGAACGAAAAGACATATCTGAATCCGTTATCACTCTTGTTATACATGACGAGATTTCTATAGAACTTTGGAAAATTAAACAGCCCTTTCAAATAAAATCTGCTTAATGCACTTCTTTTGCTGGTTTTTCTGTCTACCTCGAATTCTGTAACTGTCAGAATCGGAACATTGTTTTCGAAACTCGTTTTCGATTCTCTAAGATATTTGTAGTTTTCATTTTCTATATTAAACCTCATATTATTTTCCTCCTCGTAGCCATTCTAGCATCGTATATTCATTTAAGAATGGACAGCTGCCCCAGCATTTCTTTCGTCGGCAAGGCTTACCAAACACACGGGTATACGATTTTTCACATTCCCCTACCACAATCTCGCAGACTTTTTCTAATTGATTAATATCCGCTTTGATATTCATACGCATATACTCCCTACTATTCATATTCATCCATCTTGGCATTAAATCCTAGGACATGACCACCATCTAATAAGACCCCACACCAACAGGGAGCGTAATAAATGTCAATCCATGTACTATAGTATCCGTTCTGAGAAGAGTAACATGGCACAAACACCATGCGACCCTCGTTTCCAAATCGGAACCCACTGTGGGGACATGATTCGAACTTTAAGTTTTCATCGAAATCCCATTCCCATGCAAGGTCATCAATCTGCTTAAAGTCTGCGTAATTATGTTCACAGCAGTCCTGGTCGTGGTCAAAATAAATACGATTACCGTTGTCGAATGTGATATCAACTTCTGTAACTTGGGTAATTTTCATTTCTTTTCCTCTTTCTTTATTTAGTCTGCTAGTAACTCGTCTAGCCATGCAGAACGATCTTCAATCAAATTCATGTTACCCATGATTGCTTCTAGCACATTTACAACGATAGAGTTGCCAGCCTGTTTGTATAGCTGCGTATCTGAATTGACTGCTCGAGCCTTGTCGAAGTCCTCATCGTCAAATCCCATGAGTCTCCAACACTCTCTAGGTGTCAATTTTCTAATTCTGATGTTCTCCATGTTACTGTCCTCCGTAATTACTGCCTGTTGAGGGCTAGTGCTGAGGGTGTTTGCCTTACCCTCACACACTCTTCCTCTTCTCGTTTTGCTGTTTGGATAGGCGATATTAATGCTGTCTCCAATGGTTGCTTCTGCGAATCCTTTCTTGGTTGCTTCTGCGATTCTAATAACTGGTCTGTTGTCCATTATCTTCACCTCGTGCCCCCCCCGATGCTCTGGTCATCAATGTAGGACACATTCCATCTATTCCATAGATTCTTTTGCTTCTTTCATATTTGACATTTGTGTATTCTGCCACTTGGTGACATTGTTTCATTTGTTCTCCTTTATCATCATGGGATTCTTGTAATCACACGCAGTAAGCGTTCTAGCTGCGTAGTTAGGGTCATATACGGTATTGCTCTGATGTTGAGTTCCATTCTCTGACTTCTTTACAAATCCCACCTGTCTGACTATGCCTTCTGTAGGCTTGTCAACGAGTTTACCTACCATCTCTTCTGAGAGGTAATATCGTTCATCTACGTTGTCTTCTAACAAGTCGTTTAGACTTTCTCTGCGATGTGATTCGCAGTATCTCTTGTCGGAACAGTTGTTATTGTGGTTGCAGTCTTCGCTCTCTCTCTACAGGAGAGAATCTGAATCCGTAGCCTTTTTCCTCATTGATCTTATTCTTCATGAATCTGTACTCGACACACTCATTAGAAAGGAAATACTTTTCGTCGATGTCCTCAACAGGTTCTAGTTTATCCATGAGCACTGTGTCTGATTCAATAGGAGAAGGGAATGTGTAACCTGTGTCAATATTCTTTCGAATACTGACACAGAAGACTCTCTCTCTATTCTGAGGAATCCCGTAATCGACTGCGTTGAGAACTTTCCAGTAGTTGTTGTAGCCCAATTCGTCAAGCCATTCGAGCCATCCTTCAAAATCTGCTCTGAATTTCTTTCCTACTAGATTTTTGACATTTTCCATGATCAGATATTTAGGGAGTGTATTATCTGATGACGCTTGAGCAAGAAGTCTCTGAACTTCATATAATAATCCACTTCTTGTCTCGCCTTTAACAATCCCTTTCAACTGTCCAGCCAGGCTGATATCCTGGCACGGAAAGCCGTATGTCCATAAGTCTGCATAATCAAGTCTTTCCACCTTTGAGATATCACCGTAATTTCTAGTTTCTCCATAGATTGCGTTATATGACTTGATCGCATATTTATCAATCTCGCTGATGCCCACTACTTCATGTGGGATACCAAGACGAATCAGAGCCTTTCGAAATGCTCCGATACCAGCGAATAATTCATTAACTGTTAGCATTAAATCACCTCTTTCAGTTTCACACCCCAGTAGATTTTTAATCCATTAGATGCTGATTGTGTGTCGTACCATTCTGTGTGTCGTTCCATCTCCGAATTAAACTTTCTAGCAGATAGAACGGGAACACCTTCCGACTTAGCCCAGGACTTGAATGCCTGGTAGAGATCCTTCGCTCTAGTGTTGACGTTCTCATCTGTCTCACATCGAGCATCAAGGAACTGTAGTACGAGGTCATTGTCGTTTTCATACTGAGTGACAACCTTTCTTAGATTGTCACTCATCTCTAGACCTCTTTCCTTATATTTAAGATACCCTCTTACGAGCCACATGAATATGCCGCTCATGCTTGATTGCTCGCATAGTTCATCTTTCAAATGAGTATCCTGTTCCTTCGGAGAGAAGTGTCTATTGAACTCAACTACTTTGATTCTGTCCGAAGCGAACAAAGATTTGTCTGTCACTAGTGGGAGGTCGTTACATGATAGCCATAGAGTGAACTGAGGTCTGAATGTCACTGCACTCTGATATAGTGCACGTGCTGAGATTTCCTCACCACCTGTGAACTGCTTAATCTTCTCTTCATCGAGTTTTCCGTACTCATTGGATTCGGACATTGTTACAAATCTCTTACCCTTCAATCCAGCAAGAGTAGGGCTTGCTGCTTCTGCATCTTTCTGTCTGTCTCCACGGCAAATCATGCCCACAGGAGCGACTTTTGCATAATCCCCTAACATTGTCTCAATGGTGTTCAAAAGTGTGCTCTTACCGTTTCTAGTGGTCTTACCGTGCAATATGAACATACATTCCTCATTACTCATACCAAGCATTGAATATCCAAGTGCTCTCTGTAGGAAGTCTGCCTTGTCCTCGTCATTCTGAGTAACTTCTGCGATGAACTTCTCCCATCTTTCACACTTCACGTCTCGTGAGACTGTGTGATTGAACGTTGTCTGCATTGTAAGGAAGTCATCCCACTTGTGTTCTCGGAATGAGCAGTCCGTCAAGTCATATGTACCATTAAGACAGTTGATCAGATATGGATTGGAATCGAATTTAGTTGCTGAGATTCTCAGTTCTCCTGTAGCATCCTTTAGGATTCTATCTCGCATTCTTCTGTCACCCATCTTGTTGACAAAGTTTGTGTAACTCTTTCTGAGGTCGTCATCTTCAATCTCACCACAATAGAGAATCATGAGACGGACGAAATCCTTTATCTTTTCAGAAACGAGGATGGAGCCCTCGTCACGTCTCCATGCTCCTTCATGATAGGTGTACCAGGAACGGTGTTCGGGACAGTATCTCGCTTCACGGAGATAGAGCATCCCGAACAGATTCGCCATTCCCATTTCTGACCATTCGAATCCCGAAGAATCACTGTCTGCCTTTTCGGGGTGGTACATCTTGATTAGATACATCTTGGACGAAAGGTCCTCGTCCATGATGACACGACCATTTCTAGTCTGAAATAACTCCTGCATTATTTGATCACCTTTGCTAGCAGATCTTCGTACAACTTCTTGTACATATCACGTTCTGCTGATAACTGAATTGATTTCTGTACCTGTTCAAAATCAGTATCCATCTTAGCGAATTTGACAAGACCTGACTCAAAGTCATCGTCATTTACTGATTTAAGTTCGGGCTTTTTGTATAAACCTAGCGACCAATTAAGACCATGCTCGATTCCGTCCATTTCCTCGTCGTTGACGGTTCTTACGTAGTTCCCTAGTCTTCCCTTCTCCACGGTGTGAATTGTCTCACAGAGAGCAGTGGAATCGCTCTTACAGTGTACTGATGCATGAGTACGCATAGGTTTCTTTTCCTGTGTTGTTAGATACACTACCTCAATGTAATCACTATTCTTGTTTAACTCATCGCTCGATACAATCACACCAGGTCTGCCAGTGGTATCAAGAGTGATTCCATTATTAAAATTCTTTGCATGAGTAATGTAGAAGATGTCTCCTCTTCTCGGTTCTTTTGTATTTACGTAGTAGTTCATAATAATTCTCCTTAATGAATAAAATACCAAATTGCTAATATGATTAAGAAAATGATTGCTAATGCGAATCCGACAATATCGCATATTGCTTGTATCTCTAAATGTAACTGTGCTAAATCACTCATATGTTGTTTCTCCTTTATTCTTTCCAAAAGTATCCAGCAGCTATCAAAATGATTGATGCCACCATAAGTAATACTCCAATAAGATCCATGCTATTATTCATTTTCTTCCTCCTCTTCATCGACGAGGTCATCGTGATTTGAATATGACCACTGATGGAAGTGTTTTCTAATTACGTGTAGAAGTTCTTCGTAGCAGTCATTGCATAATTCAACTCTGCATACTCTTGCTGGACCATCTAGTCTAAATCCACACTCAATAGGAAGCGCTACTACATGCACCCTCTGATTAGATGGTATCTCGCTTTTGCAGTGGTCGCAGATATAATAATCTTTCTGAATGTGCATATTATTTGTCCTCCTTATGAAATAAATAGGCTCTTGCATACAAACATTTCCACGTGTCAAGAGTGTCTTCGATTTCATCGCAGTATTTATCTAATGCCTCAGCGTATTGAACACTGTTAATGTGTCCGTCACCAAAACGATCATACTCGATGAAGTCTTCCTGTTTAGGTCTATTCATCTTTCTTATCCTCTTTTCCTAGTTTCTTGAAGATGTAATCTACTCCGTCCTTGATTGTCTCAGTCGCCTTATCAACGTTCTCGTATGTGACATACTGAGCGACCAGCATTTTGTACATGGTTTCCTCGGAAGGAGTGAGTGTGTACACACCAGTAACAATGCATAAAACAATTAATACCTTTTTGAGTATTTTAGTTAACTTCGTTATTAAATGACGATCTTCCTCACCATAACAGTAGCAAGATTGGTAGACAACTATATACGTTCCTAGACCAATCGACCCGAATAACGCGATTACTATGGCAGTCAAAGTAATTACTTTTAAACTACTCAATACGTCAATAAAATAGAAAATCCATGGATTAATAATCGCCATCACCGATCGCCTTGCCTTTCTCTAGAATTTCACAAATTGAAGTGGGTTTCTCGTCTTCCCACTTCACGAACTCAAATAAGTCACCGAGCATCTCCAAACTTCCGTAACATTCCCCATCTTCCCAACAATCTGCACCTTTAACGGGAGGTTCGTAATAAGCGTATAACCATTCTGCCTCGTCTCTAGCAATGTATCGGAACTTAGTGTTGTGATAGAGGTAATCCAGGATGCCATATTCTAGATTGCTGACAGATGGTTTATATTCCTCGAACATCCAATAGAAGATGTTCTTATAACACGTTGCTTCGGGGTCTTCGTTGTAGAATCGACAATCTTCACAATTCAACCTTTCGCAGTTTTTCACTTTTCCTGTCTTTTTATGAAGTGCGAAATTGTTTTTAAGATTGAGAATATCCTTTAAATAATGTTCAAGATTAGTCATAATCAGTCACCTCGCAATTTTCGAGAATATCTTGAATCGGAGTAGGTTGCGTATCTTCCCATCTTATAAATGAGAATTCGTTTTTGAAATCTCTTAGACGTTTATACTCATAATCTTCACCCTCATTCGTCCATACATCGACTTCTTTGATAGGTGAACTTTTATACAGATACAATGAATTACATTCATCTCGTGCAATATATTTATAACCATCTCTATAGAAATGTTTTAAGAGTTCGTGTTCCAAGGTGCTCAACTTGAATGTACATTCTTCATAGAGCCATTTAACGAAATAACTAGTCGCTCTTTTCGAGCAAAATAAACCATTTGCTTTTGAAGAATCTGGTACAACATCACCTCTACAGCTGACTTGAACAATATTCGATTCATTAGCCATTTTAATAAGTTCATCTTTATACTTATCTACATTTCTCATTTTGTTTCCTCCTCTTATTTATTCAATCTATAATTCAACCTTCTGTATTCCTGGTAAACAGGTTTCCATATCGCCTCGGCCTTTTTCTTTTCAATAGGCAGTTTCTCTTCTAGAACATCAAGTGTGTCTTGTATCTTAATGTTAAATGGGCAACCTAGACATCCAGTTCTCTTGAAGTTATATGGCTTTTTATAAAGTTCACATAACTCAATGTGATACTCCTCTATGAACCATTCCATCCACTCGTCCGTCATAGGATTCAGTGGCTTGAATTTCTTCAATTTACTGTTCTTGTCTATGACAAGGCACCCTTTATGAGAGGCTCTTAACCCACCTTCACCTAATCGTTCACCTGTCATCTTATAAGGCTTGTCACTCTCTTCTTGCCACTTTGCAAACGGTTCTTTCTTGAGTTTAGTGCAACATTTGTCACTGATCTTGAAGTCCGTGCCTTTCTCGAACTGATATTTGAGCACCTTCGGACACCCGAATCTGACTCTATGTTGAGGTGGGTCGTAATATCTAAGAGTGCTCTTACTGTGACCATTCTGCTGATACAGATGTACCAGTTGACTATGTTCTTTTGACTTGAACGGATATCCATACTTTCTGAATATCATGCTCAGAGGCATGGACGGTCTTATTTCAACAAACCTGTCATCTTTTGACATTAGATTGTGTACAAACTCAACTATCGCCTTGTATTCAATGCCCGTATTGATGAATACTCTAGGAATAGTGTTTCCAGGAATTGCTATATCTATAAGTGTGGATAGTACGGTCGAGTCCTTACCTCCACTGAAACTTATCACGAAGTTATCTTCTCCGTATTTCTTTATGACTTTCTGAACAGAATCAATTCTGTCCATTAATAAAAACTCATTGTCCATTAATCAACCAAAATCTATTTCTAGATGTTGGTTAATTCATTAGTTTGCTCTTATACGATTGTTTCCAACCTTGTAGCCACAATGTTGAATTTTATGGTGTCACATTCCTATTCACTAGACACCAACCTAGTTTCACCAGGATAGATCAAATGTCCTTTCTTGATAATCTTTTAAGCCATTTCATCATGTTAGATGTGCTATACAATGGACATTCATCGCATTTACCATGATGTCCAATACTACATTCAGAGATGGGTATTTCTTCCTTACGCAATCTTTCGTTGAACTCCATGCAATAATATTCACCGAGACTCTCACAATAATTGTAGCCTTCTGCAATGAACTCACACATGAGTTCAAGAACTTTATTATCTACTTTCATTCTTTTCCCTCCATCCATTTCATCATGTCTCCAGGGTCAAAGAACCTACAGTCCTTACACCAACCTTCACAATCTTTGTTATAGAGACACTGATAAAAATCTTTACAAATCCAGTCTCTACTAGAGTGATAATCACAGATGAAATCAGACAGATCGGAAGAGCGTCGTGTAGGGAAAGGGTGT